AGCATTTGAACGAAAGCCACGTAAACGTGCACTAACAGCCTGGAACCGATTTGTTAAAGCGAATTCCAAGAAGCCACGTTTTGTGTATCGTAACGGTAAACTGAATCTTAAGAAAATGGCAGTAGCGTTTCGTAAGACGCCTGCAGGCAAAAAGAAGAGGCGCTAATGGGTCGTCCCCTTTACGAAGCTGTACCCGATGATATTGAAATTCAAAAGTTGACAATCGGTCAACGTGATGCCTTAGCCAGATATAAGAGACACGAAAATATAAACACATTTTTAGGAAACGAAAGTACGCCGAAACTTATCTTTGGCGGGATTGCGATTGCATCCTTGCCGATAATACTCCCTATAATCATCAGTGCTTTGGCCAAACAGATACCCCAGATTCCACCTGGTGCCGAAGAGGCTATTGATACCCTGACTTTCATAAAAGATTTAAACGAGGCCGTTGGCGAGATTATAGTGCCTGGTGGCGGTATATTATTCAAGGGAGAAGCTAAAGACTTTTGGGATAAGTACGTGAAGAAATGAATTTAGGCGCATTACTTGCATTGTTGAAATTGGCTCAGGATTCTGGACTTCTCAAACGCCCGATTAGAGACCCGACATCAACGGCGGCCGTAAGACCTAGATGTGGTGTTGGAGAAAAGTCTGTATTTTTCGAGAATCCAGACCGTTACGAATGCTTACCTAAAATACTCGACAAATAATGGTTATTTCAGCTTTAGAACTTTTGGGGTACTTTATCGCCTGGTCATTATTCTATTTTGGAATAAGTCATTACATTGCCAAACTGAGTAAGGATAAGTGGGTGGAATGGGCGAAGTCTCCTGAAAGTGATAAAGATCTCTTAATTATCCTGGAACCCATTGTAGATGAGATCGAAGGCCGAACTCACGATATGCTTGAAAACTTTCAATCTTCTTTTTTTGGTTCCCTGGGTGCAGCATCTAAAAAAATGGATGATGCCACAGGTCAAAGTACAATTAAGGCAATAACAAAAGATAACCCTATCATGGGGTTGGTTGCAGAGATGTTAATGAAAAGAAGCGGCATAGAAGGGCTACTAAACACCCAAAACAGTACCGAAGTAGGGGTTAAACAGCCCCAAAAGAGCCCTGGACTAGGCCTGAAGTAAAGAATAATGTATAATATAATATAATTATAATATAATATATACTAATAATAAGAGGTACGTCGGCCTCTAGTTTCGATTAAATATATACTTTTTGTGTTTGTGTGTCACGCACTTCTTTTATTTTCCGTATATACAGTATATACTAAATAGGGGTTCTTTCATATAAGTACGGAGAGATAAAATGATTTGTAACGAATGTCAGGGTACAATGCGAGAAGTAAGGCGTCACCGTTGGGGCCGTCACTGTTTAATTATTCAGTGTTTACAGTGTGGATTAGAAGAGAGGGCGGTTGTGTAGATGGGCGGGATTAGTTCGGGTCGGCATCCGCATTATGGCGGACCGTTAAAGCAGGTCGCTCTCAAGTTCCCTACTAACAGTGCCTGGTTCCTTTTAGCTAAGCGGATTTGTAGACACAGGGGGATCTCTTTTAACGAATTTGTTAGATTGTTAGTAAAGAAGGACGTTCAGAACTTCAAATATACTAAGATGTGGCCCTGCGAATGTACCGATTTAAAGGGGAAAGTACAATATAACTTTAAGAGACTCCATTATTGTAATCAATGCGGCAAGTATCAGACCGAGTTTCACGAAGGTTTATATAACAGAAGTAAGTAACGCGTTCATGGTAAGACGCCGAGGCAAAGCAAGGAGAAAACCTGCTCGTACTTTTGGAATAAACATAATTGAAACTGGAGCAGCCCTGGCATTATTAGACCAAACAAATGCAGGCACAGCAATGAAATCTTTTTTACTAGGTAATATAAATGATGGAATATTGACATTATCGACCGCAGCAAAAAAGAATAAAACATTGATTACTAAGACACTTGTTTCGGCATTCGTAGCAAAAGCTGCAGTACGTTCCTTTTCCCGAGGTTCACCAGTTCTGGCTTCCTTGGGGCCCATAAAAGTTCGCGCTATGACACCAGTCAGAGACGCGTTTGGAGGATAAAATACACATGTCAATTGTAGTAACGAGGACGAGTTCCGCATTGAGCGCGACGACCAGTTTCCAAAGCATGACCAGTCAGTTTGCATCATCGGGGCTTTCCCTGGTTGTGCCTTCTGGAGTTTCCCAAATAAGTTCTATATCAATGGGTGTCAGCACCGTTGGAACTGGGTCAGATCTGTGCAGTGGATTTAAATTGACGGGTACGGCGCTTCAAGAGGGCGACGCTACGTTCATGGGACCCGCTATCGCACAGGCGGCAAGTGGTGGTACTGGAGTAGCCAACTGTGTTACACAAGAAAAGACGGCCCTGGGCGTGACTTCTGGTAATACCCTGGATATCCAGGTAGCTGTCACAACGGCGGCCACGATTGACGCTAGCTGCACGATCCAGTTTGAATAAATTTAATCATGCCTGAAGGCATATTAAGTATCAACGACCAATTTACGGGCGCTGGTAAAACTCTAAATTATTATAAAGCCAAAGATGGCACTTTTGTTGGGGCGGCTTCTGGCAGTATTGTTTTAACAACTTCTTTCCAAACCTGTTTAGAATTTACCACAGGCACAGAGGTGATCGTTGCGGATGTGGAATACGGCGCAGACTGGGACATCGCAGGCGCTACTTTTATTGATTTGAAAGTTGAAATGAACGGGGATACTGTTTTTTTTGATAGTGTAAGGCGGGACGTAGTAAAATTCAGAACTAACCAACCCTCGTTTATTATTGCGCCATTAACAACCTTCAAAGTATCAATGTTGAATTCAGATAATAACAATACTCCCATTACTGTAATTTTAGCAGGCAGGGCGTACAAGTGACACTTTCGACGGGGCCGAGCCTTAACTTTTTTGGTGACCACATGTTTGCCTGGAGTGGTCAGGAATTTTTAACCGTAGGTGGCACAACCCTGTTGGATTTTATCTCTCCTAACAGGTACTATACTGTCGTTACCAACGTCTCTTTCGACTATTCGGGATGTTCTACAGGTGATGTTTTGTCCTGGTCGCTCCAAGGCAACGAAGAGGCGTTACATGTTAGCAAGTTTGCTATCATTGACGCAGGGATCGGGCCCCAATTCCCCAATCTATACTATACAATCCCACCCAATACAGGGATGAAAATGGTGGCAACGGGTCCTACTGGATCAATGACGGTTGTCCTGGAAGGAAAAGAGGTACAATAATGCCAATGAAGTATTGTCCTGGTTGCGGAATGAGATTACCTGGTGCTGGTCCTGTTTTACCAGTAGGCCCAGCATTTGAACGAAAGCCACGTAAACGTGCACTAACAGCCTGGAACCGATTTGTTAAAGCGAATTCCAAGAAGCCACGTTTTGTGTATCGTAACGGTAAACTGAATCTTAAGAAAATGGCAGTAGCGTTTCGTAAGACGCCTGC